AACCTGCTGCGCATCGAGGAGGAGTTGTCGGCCGCGCACCTGCGGCTGGCGCGCGTGTTGATCGAGAACCTGCCATGGCAGGATTGCATTGCCCGCTACGACAGCGCAGACACGCTGTGCTATCTCGATCCGCCGTACTGGCAAACCGAAGGCTATGGCGTTGAGTTCGGCATGGAGCATTACCAGCAACTCGCCGAGACGATGGCGACGATGCAGGGCGCCGCGGTGCTGAGCGTGAATGATCACGCCGACATGCGCGCGGTATTCGCGCGCTTCAAGATCGACACCTGCAGCATCCGCTACACCCTGGGCGGCGATAGTGCATCGCGCACCACGCGCAACGAGCTGATCATCCGCAACGATCAGTGCCTGGCGCGGCCGCCGGCGCGGCGTGACCCGGAGTTGTGGGCGCGCTGAAAACCGCGACAAATATTCCGAATTTTATTCCTGTCAGGTATGTCGCGCCGCGACATCGAAAGTGCTGGACTTCGGCCGCCTCCAGAGCGTCACTGTGCGCACAGGAGGACGCACCATGAACCGCATTACCAAAGGGCCGCTCTACCGCTTCCGCAGCCGCGCGCTGGCGCAATCCTTCCGCGCGTGCGCTGTATGCCCGCTATGGTTGGTACTCGGCGACCACGCCGGCGATGAAGGCGAATACTGGCTGGTCACGCCTGCCGATGCCGCGCGCCTGGAGCGTGCGGGATACGCGCTGGCGGCTTGAGGCCACCTTGCGCAAGGGCGCCCCTGTCCCTATACTTCTGCGGCTGTGAAGCGGTGAAGCAACACGCGCGCGGGCGCTGTCAGATAGCGCACGTAGCGTGCCCCCGCTACCAACCGAATCTCACTCTCGCCAAGCTCCGCGTAGAGTGAGTCCCCGTCCTGAACCACGCTGGCCGTCCCGATCATTTCGCGGATGGCTTCGCGTGCTTTCGGGATGTCGCGGACGTCTTCCAACCTCCCCACAAGACCGCGCCATATTTCGCGCGCGCGCGGCAGCAGTTGCACGGTGGTGTCGCGCCGCAGTTCGGCGAGTGCGGCCTTGGCATCCTCCACGGCCGATTCCGCGGCGATCAGCTCGGCGCGGGTGCTGGGCGTGATGATGCCGGCGCGCAGGGCGGCCAGGATGTTTTCGCGCAGGCGCTCGGCCGACGCCAGCGCAGCGCGCGCTGCAGCCGGATCCGGCGCGGCGCGTTTCATTTCCGCCTGCACCTCGCGCTGGAATTGCTGGAAAGCATCTTCGGACAACAGGTTCTCCTTGATGCCGGCAAGCAGCGCGGCTTCCGCGGCCGCGCGCGGCACGCGCACGCGGCTGGTGCAGGTGCCGCGATCCTTGGCGGTGGCGCAGCCGTAGCGGTAGCGGTCCACCGCAACCATCGGGCCGCCGCACCGGCCACAGCGCAGCAGGCCACTGAGCAGATGCTTGGGATGCGAGCCGCCGGTCTTGACCTGCGCGCGCCGGCGCAAGCGTGCCTGCACGGCATCGAACGTGGCCGCATCCACGATCGCCAGTTCCGGATGCTCGCTGGTGATCCATTCGTGCTCGGGGCGTTCGCGGCGGATGCGCCCGGACCTTTCCGGATGCTTCACCCAGTGCGAGCGGTTCCAGACTTGCCGGCCGCAATAGATCGGATTGGCGAGGATGCCGATGCCGCGCCGCTGGTCGCCATGGATCGCGGTCATGGCCCAGGTATTGCTGCGCGCCGACGGCACACCTTCCCGGTTCAGCGCGAGCGCGATCTGGCGTGCGGTGCGTCCTGCAAGATAATCCGCATAGATCCGGCGCACGACCTGCGCCCGCGCTTCATCAATCTCGCGCCGGCCCTTGGAGGTGACGCGATAGCCATAGGGCAATCCGCCGGCGGATGCACCAGACAGCGCGCGCCCGGTGAGCCCGCGATGGGTCTTGCTGGCGAGTTCGTCGCGGTAGAGTTCGGACATCAGGCCGCGCAGGCCCACATCCACCTTGTAAGATTCGCGAGCGGTATCCACGCCATCGCTCACGCCCACCAGCCGCACGCCATTGAAGATCAGCTTCTTGACCGCGTGGCTGATTTCGTCCTTGTCGCGGCCAAAGCGGGAAAGATCATCCACCAGGATCACGTCGCCCTTGCGCGCTTCCGCGAGCAGGCGCAGGTATTGCGGGCGATCCGCGCGGGCGCCACTGATCGCATGATCGGCAAACTGCAGCGGGCGCGGCCAGCCTTCGCGATCGCAGCGCGTGACGCAGTTGCGCAGTTGATCATCAATGCTGGCGGCGCGTTGCTTGTCGGTGCTGTAGCGGCCGTAAAAGAGCGTGCGCATGGCGGCGGACTTTACTCTGCGTGCCTTGGGCTCGCCAGCCGCGGCATGGCGCGGCGCAGCCTGTCCAAGACAAGCGACCAGCCCACGGTTTTGCGGGCGCAACCGCCGATGATCGGCGTCCATTCCTGGCCGTCGATCACAGCGCGGTAAGAATCAATCCGCGCCGTGCGGAACAGCTCCACGACATGCGCGCGCGGCTCCGGTCCGTCGAAGTCCTCGATGGTGATCCGACGTCGCAGGTGCGGCGGCTTCCACTGCGCCGGCCGCTGATACTCGACCGGCACATCCGGGCGCGGGTGCCATTCCCTGCGCTTGGCGTATTTGACGGTTCGGCGATACATGCAGACCTTCAACGCTCCGTCGAATAGGAGTTAGCACTCACTCGTCAAAAAAACCGTGTACGTAGCACACATGCTCCACGTCCAACCGATTGCGCACGGTCTGCATTTCCCCATCTTCGACAACCCGCATGCGGCGGTACTTGCTGCCCGGCGTAATCTTCCATTTGTCGGCCTCGGCGCCCTGAATCACCAGCCACTCATCCGGCGTCACGTCGCGCTCGCCATAGCCGGAGTTCACCCACGCCCTACACGCATCGCACGGGTAGTGCTTTCTGGCAACTTGTATCGTGTCGTTCAAAACTCGCATGCGTTGCTCCAGGCGGTGAGTTCTAACTCTGCATTCCAGCGGACGCGCTGCGCGCGCCGCTAAATTTGGCCGTTAGATGGCGCCTGTCTTTCCGCACGAAGCAATGCAATGTCAATCGCGTCGCGCAGGTCGCCGCCAAAACAATTCACGTTCAAGCCTATGCTGCCGTCGCGTTTCAGAGCGCCGTCATGGAGTCGCAGTTCGTGGTCTTCTTTCACCGCTGCAATCAACGCGTTGATTCGGTCGGTATCGGTTATCTTGTTCATAGTCCTTCCCTTGGTGCGCGCCGTCTAACATCTAGGTCAAGCGGACGGCGTTCCGCCGCCGCTTACCTTGTCGTTAGGGCGCTTGTGCTGTAACAAATTCCGAATGTCGTCGTCGCTGACATCAGCTTCCGTTTTGCCTGGCGCAAGCAGGATCACCATTTCCGCGCCGGTTTCTTTGCTTGTGCTGTGCATAGAGGGTGTGCCAAATCCGGCGAAGTAAGACGCGTGCTCAACAAACGCAACTTTCTTTCCGTCAACCTCGCGCATCTCGTTCTCCTATGTTCGCGCCCTAACAATTCATTCAACAGCGACGCCGCTCCATCGCTTTGGGTTGTGAAAGTCCGCGCGGGCGGCGCGCGTTAATTCAACCGTTAGCGCCCTCAATCAGCTTTCTCGCAGACGGCAGACGCTTTTTCGTGTTCACTTCAACATCAATCGTCGTTCCGTCCGGCTCAATCGCTTTGCGCAACGCCTTGATTGCGGCGTGTACGTATTTCGGCACACTCGCCGACTTCGCATACGTCTCGGCAAGCCGTGTCTTGCCTTCATCGCTCACGTCGCCAACGGCGGGCGCAATCTGCCGCAGCGTTGCAACAAATTCTTCAGGTGTCTGTCCAGCCTCGCACGCAACCCATCCAAGCAGTCTGCGCAGGTGGTTCACTTCCGCAAATGTCAGCCTTCGTTTCATGTTTGCTCCGGGCGCTAACTACTCATTCCAGGCGTCCGTTGCTTCGCAACGGCGCCTAAATTCAACCGTTAGGTGCCATAGTTCCGCACGTACTCTTTCGCTTCCTCGCGCGTTACCTGCTTGCCATCCCAGTCAAGCCAGATTTCATCCATGTGGTCTATGGCATCAAGCAACGCCTGTTTCTGCTCTGGCGTGTCGTCTTGCAACATCGCGCTGGCGGATACACCGAAGTCGTGCCACTTCTCCAGTGCCGCAATTGCGTCGTCGGTTTGCAAACTCCACGCTTTCACGGTTCCCCATTTCAGTGTTAGCGAGTTCATGGCACCTAACTCCTCGTTCGTTCGGACGCTCGCTAATCGCTCGCGCCGCACAACTCAACTGTTAGCCGCCATCCGTGGCAGCTCGTTCCTCATGCCGCCTTGGTGAAATCCACGTAGTACGTGGCGCCCAGCTCGAACCGATCACCGGCTTCCTTGTTCAGCACTCCCAACTCGATGCTTCCGGTTGGTGTGCTGGCATAAAACCGTTTGTCCTCATCGCTTCCGTCAGTGACGGGTGTCAATTTGATGGTCTGCATTTCTCCATGATTGCGGTAATACTGGGAGCGGCTGATGCTGCAAACCACGAACTTCGCTCTGACTTCCGACATTTCCGTTTCCTCGTTTCTAGGCGCCGCGCTCGCAGTGGCGGCTAACTGTTCATCCAAGCCGACGCCGATTCTCGGCGCGGCTTAATTCAACCGTTATACCTTCGGCAACTTCACGCGCCGAAATGGCTCCATTGCTCCATACGCAAACCCAAGCAGCGTCGCGGTCATCATGCGCTGTTGGTGCAATCTGTTTTTGTACCGCCTGCGTTCTTCCGGCGGCATCGCGGCAATACGGGCGCGCTCTTGCGCCTCAAGGGCAGCACGCTCTTCATCCTTCTTTGCTTGCAATGCTTCGTCGCGCACAACAGCCAATGCAATCCTTTCAGCTCGCGTGCCCCGTTGTTTGGCTTGTCCCATCGCAACCTCCGGTATAACTATTCATCCAAGCCGACACGCTACCGCGTGCGGCATTCACGCGTTAGGCCGCCCGCTCGCGCTGCGGTTGCCGTTCGCGCTTCCGCGGGTCGGCTGGCACTGCACGCTTTTCGATCGCGCGCGCGCGTTGCTCGGCGGCGGCCTTTTTCGCCAG